TTATAGAGCCATTTGTATAAGCATTACCCGTTGCTCTAAATGTTGATGTATTAGTAAACGTAGCACTTGTACCACTTAAAGCACCGGTAAGCGTACCGCCTGTTAAAGGTAAATAAGCGCTTAAAGCAGAACTTGTAATATATCCTGCACCATTTGCTATTTGATTATTGTCAGTAGGAATTGTGATTACCCCTGTTGTGCTATTGTAAGCACCACTACCAGCCGTAAAACTTAAAGCTGCTCTTGCCCTTGCATCCGTAAAGTAAAGGTTTGTATTCTCAGTTACTTGACTTGTATTGTAATCGCCACTTGCTGCCACAACCGCACCTGTTCTACCAAATACACTTGTAACCGCATCCGTATTGTCATCTGTCCAAGAAGCAGTAATAGTACCTGCATCTTGTTGCGTTAAAGTTAAAGTCTTTGTAGTTGTTCCTGTAACCGCTGCTGAAACAATCATATTGTTATAAGCAGTATTAAAATTAGTCCAATCTAAGTTATCTAAATAACCATCAACTAAACTTGTAGCAGCAGGTATTGATATTGTATTGCTTGTGTTAACTAAAGGAGCAGTAAATGATAATGCAGCTTGTTTGTTATTGAACGTACTCCAATCTGTTGAACTTAACTTACCTGTATTTGTAGCCGAAGCAATAGGTAGGTTAAAAGTATGCGTAGCCGTTGAACTTGAGATGTTAAAGTCAGTTCCACTTGTTCCTGTTGCTAAAAATTGTACTTGTCTTGTTAAGTTATTTAACGAAGTTAATCCTTTAGAAAAGGTTGTAACTACTTGACACAAATGATTGTTCTCTGTGTGTAAAGTAACTACTCTTGTATCCACGTTAACATATATTCTAATTGCTATTCTATCTGTTATTGCTAAAGTAGTTTGAGTAACAGGGATAGCAAAATAATAAGGACTTAAAGTTGTACCGTTTGTTAAATATTCAGGTACGCTTTGGCTACTTCCTATTAAAGTAAAAGTAGTGCCGTCATACTTATAAACCTCTGCATATACATAAGGATTATGAGCATTAGAATTTACACTAAAATAAAACTCACAATTAAAATTTCCTGCAGGTACTTCTAATAAAGCAGGGTCATTAGCATCAGTTAAGTAACTTGCTATGTATCCATTAGTTGAAGCCGTAATATCTGTCCCTGCACCTGCAATAGGGTCTTTACTAAATTCTCTATAAGCAACACCGCCAATAGTACCTTGTGAAACACTTGAATTAAGATAATAAGAAACCGAACTTCCGCCACCTGTTGATGTAGGAAAATCTGCCAATGCGCCATCCCCTCTAACGTATTGAGTAGCATCCCCTGCAAATCCTATATTAATCGTTCCCGCACTTGTAATTGGACTGCCTGTTATTGTTAAAGCGTCGCCTGTTTCTGTAACCGCAACGCTTGTAACTGTACCTGTTGTAGCAAATAAATTAGCTATTTGTAATAACGTAATCTTTTTACTTACCCCTGTAATCGGATCGCCTATAATTGTTAAATCAGAAGTTTGTGGCGAAACGCTTGTCGCTAACTGATTAATTTTTTTTGATTCCATTAATAAGTATAATTTGTAGGCACTTGGCACCTGTTGTTTATAAATGGTAAATTCAAAGTAATATCACACTTGACACCTGCTAAAAAATCAGGATCAGATTCCGTAAAATAAGTCATTGGAATACTATCCCCGCAAGTCCAAGTAACTACCCCATAATCAATTGGGTATCTTAATTGCGCAACAAAATCTTGTGCTACCAATGTTTGATCTGATAAAACTTCCGTTTCATTAGTTTCCTCTGATAGCATCCTATCCATAAAGTAAAAACTAAAATTATAGTCTATTTCTTTAGCTCCTATTGTAGCACCTGTTAACGTAAAAAACATAGCAGGATAAGTAACCTCGCCATTGCTTAAACGTTCCCAGACATCCCCAAAGTAAACAAAATTAATTTGTTCGTGGTCGTTTCCTATCTTTGTCAGTTCGTTGACTATTTGGTTTAATGTCATTCTTTTTTGCTTTTTCCAAATAAACTTTTAGCTTATTTTGGTTTTTTATAGTTACTTGTTTACTCATATTAGCAGCATCCAATATTACCCTGATACCTTTCCTCAAAAGTTCTTTTACGTTTGCCCTCGTAATCATCATCATTGCAACAAGCATCCCCTAAGTACATTGAAACTGTGTAACCTTCATTATCAGGCTTGATTGAATCAATGCCGCTACCAAAGTTTAGATAGTTAGGATATAAAGCATTGTTTTGTTTTAGGTATTTAATTAACCTTTGCTTGTAAAATTCTGCTCTGGCTTTGTATCTATTAGCCACATCAATCATATCCTGCATTGAAGGGTTTTCCTGATTCTCGCCTGACTTTCTTAAAAGCCCTTTGTTATAAAACTGAAATGACAAGCCCTGTGGTAATTCAGACATTACAAAATAAATCAATGTATCTACTATGTAATCGTCTAATAAAGTAGTTTGTAAATTTGTGTATGTATTGCTATCGACCGCCGTTTGTAATTCATTGTAAAGTGCTGATCCCAATGCAGGCAAAATATACATATCTTGCGCCGTTTTGATTTCAGGCAATACTAATTTTTCATCTACGTTTGCGTGCAATCCTGTTCTGTCTTTAATCGACTGAACTGATATAAATAAAGTATTCTTGCTCATTATTTTTTTCTTGTTACTATGTTTGAAACCCATTGATGTCTGCACTCTGGGCTATGTTTGCCGCTTGATTCTGTGTACCAACCGCCTTTACGATCCCATACTGAATAACCTAATCTTGCACTCATTAACTCTATTTCGCTACGGCTATAAACCTTATTTGCGTCTAATAAAGCAACACAAAAAGGACGGCTTGTATCTATATCTGATTTGCTAAATCCTGATTTCCATTCATAGGAATATCTTATCAGCAACTCCGTTGTCTGTGGTTTAATCTTTTCTAAAATATTCTTTAATGGCTCTGTCAAAGTATGCTCTGTAATCACATTCTCATCAATCCCCTTACCTATTGTGTATTGCTTTGGTTCAATATGCCCATCAACAATCAATTTTTTAATAACTTCATTGATAGTATCAACGCTTTGATCTAATGTAGTCGCCAAAACTTCTGGCGTTATTCTTTTATCCTTAGCCATCAAATCAAGCACATTCGCTTGTAATTGATTTACCTCTGCAAATAGCTGATATTCAGAATCGTCATTAAAGCGTGTTTTAGACTTCCAAATATTATAGTTATCCTTTGCATCTCCAAACTCATAAAACACGCTGAAATCGTCTGAAAATGCTTCTGGTTGTGCTACTTGTATATCTTCGCCACCTTCTTTTGGTTGTAAAGCAACTAATGCTCTAAGCTCGTTTGGTGTTAATTGATTCAATACTTTATTTGCAACTAAAGGCGATAAGTTATTTATTGCATTAATAACGTCTTGATTTGTTGCTGATGTTTTTTCTTCAAGTGCCATCAATCCAACTTTATCTCTAAGTTCATCTTTAGACATAATTTGTAATAAACCATTCTCTGTCAACTCAATACCAATTGCTTCCGTAGGTATAATTTTTAAATCAGCATCCTCAATACCTCTGTACTTAAATAGCATATTGAATACACTTTCAAGGTGCATCTGCTTACTATTAACGTAAGTATTTTTAAAGATTTCATAGCCGTCTCTCATTTCTGAACGGCTGCCTAACTTACCTGCCTCTGCAATACCAAAGATTGATGGCGTAGTAATTTGATGCCCTGAAAATATATTAGTTTGAATCAAAGAATCAACACGACCAAAGTCCTCTTTTGTAATATCAGAAGTTCCAAGATCATCAATGATAGGCTTTCTTGCACTATCATTTACGAAAGCTAAAATAAACTTCTTGCCATCTGATCCGCTAAATCTATTTGTAAAGCGTTTTTCAATATTGCGCTTCTCGTCATCCGAAGGCTCGCCATTAGGTAGGGTAATAAGTTTACTTGCAGAAAACCCTGTCTGTGCATTACCTAAAACGTGCTTTGATATTTCAATATCTGATTCTATGTAATTAAGCGCACCAAAATAACCTGGCAAAGAATAGTAACCCATATTTGGGCGGTATTCTTTTATGTAAAGAATGTGCTTGCCGTATGGATTAGCAGGATTAAAAGCAGGGTAAACCTCCGCCTTTTCATTCCTATCTGCCCAATCTTCTTTATACCAAAATTGTGTGTTGTCTTTATTAGTACGAATCTTAGTATAATCACAATGCCAGATTTCGCTTAACTGACCTGTAACTGACCAAATGATTTCCAAATAATAACCCCCAAATAACTCGGCATCTAAAGATACCTTTCTTGTTAAATCTTCAAGGCTCTCCATTCTATTGACTTTCTCAATAAAAGGCTGTGCTTCCTCGCTTCCTGACCAACCATTTGCAGTAATATAATGCACCTTGCTTTTTACAATGGCATTATGTTTAGCTGACTTATTAAAAAGTTCAACTAAGTAATTCGGGTAATCGTTGCGATCGCCATACTGAATGTACCCTTCGCCTTTCTTTTCTTTAAATTCAGGCTGCTTGGCTTCCGCAAATGTTAGTACTCTTAAATCCATTATTGTCTTATTTTATAAGTGTCCGTTGTAGTATATTCCGTGAAATTGAAAGGCGTTCCGACTAACTCCATAATGCCTGATTCTAATAAATTTAAACCAGCAGGATTTAGATTAGACGTACTTGTCTGTTCGTATATATCGTAATTATATTGACCATTTAAGGCAGTACTAAAATTAGTATTTGTAACAATACTAAACTCATTGTACCTGTCCTTGTATTGGCTTATGTCTGTGTTATTTAACCTAACAAATTTAACCTCTGTATTTGCACTTCTATTAGTAAATACAAACAAATAATTTGGATTAGTCAATAATTGCTTTTCAGTTAAAGTCAAAATTATGTTTTGGGTTTGTCCTTTTGTTAACCTAATCATATAACTATATAGCTAAAAAGCTAATTTGTTGCATATAGTAGACAAATAAGCCTAATATGTAAAGTTTTGCCTTTACTTTGTCACTTATTTATATAAAATTGTGACATAAAAAAACCGCCGAACCAATAAAGGAACGGCGGCAAACCTATAAACCTATGAAAAAACTTATGCGCCTGCGGTTGTCAATACAGAATAAACTGCTTGTGCAACGCTTGGAGCTAATTCTGCTTCTGATCCTGTAAAGGTTAAAGCGAATCCGCTTCTATCCCCTTGTGCAGTTCCTGTTCCAGCAGTACCAGCAGTTAAATCTAATCCTCTTGATTTACCAAGATACCAATATACGCCGTTTGAATCCTTTACTACTGCAATCAAAGTATTTTGAGCAAGCAATAAAATTTCGTTTCTTGTAGCGGTTTGTAATTTATTTAATACAACCATTAATTCCTGTGCATAAAATACTGTTCCATTTTGTACGTTTGCAGTAATAGTTTGATTCATCATTGATGTATCTTTTACTTGCTCGTATTTATAGAACTTCTTACCTGATGCCTTTGTTAATGCGGTAATTACACCACTCGCTTCGGTTGTAGCAGTTACGTTAGCTGCTTCTATGAAATACACTTCCGTAACACCGCCTAAGCTATCTCGGCAGTCTAAAGTGTATCCTGATGTTAATGCACACGGCATAATATTAAATTTAAAATTTTATTAAAAATGGGGGGCGATTGAACCCCCCAATAATTTATGCTAAGATAAACTTAACGATCTCGTCTGGGAACGCTACGTTTACACCCATTTTGAATTCAGATACGAAACGAACTTGATCAGCTTCTTTTGCATAGAAGATTTCAAATTTTTCCTCCTCGTTCAACAAATCTGTTCCTAAGAACAAGTTAGATAAACGCATTGCGTAAACCTTGTTAGTTCCGTTTAAACCTTGTAAAGCAATTACTTTAATTGGAGTACCAGGTAATACAAACTCGCTATCAGCTTTCACATCAATTGAATAATGGAACTGATTTGCGTTCTTTAATGCAACTGTATAAGTTCTAAATACGTCTTGACCACAGAAGATAGCCATATCGTCAGCAGCTACAACTTGTGCAGGGATTGCTTGATATACACCATCAAAAATGCTGATAACATTCCCAGCAGTAATTGTGCTTAAAGGAGCACCTGAAATGTAAGTAGAAACGTTTGCAGCTACAACTCCAGAAGCAGCTCCGATTAACTTAACAAGCCCGTCAAATTTAGATAGATTCGCATTGCCAGATGTTGTATCGCCCTGCCATAACGCAGTTTCTAATTGAGAAGCGATTGTTTTTGCTTTCTTATCTGCAAACTCTTGCTCAAAAGGAATTGAATCATACATTGATCCTGTTGGTAATGCTTTTTGTAAGTACTTAGCTTCTAAGTCTTTAGGACATAAAGATTCGTTTACTTTAATTTTTCCAACTGTTACTGTTCTTTGAGTAAAAGTTGTAGAACCAGATGCAGTAAATCCGCAAGATCCACCTGCTTGGAAGATTGCGTCTGTGTCCATAATGTTGATTGTTTCAGCAGACTTTACGCCTACCATAACGTTACCTGCGCTTTTAATTAAAGCTGCGGTCTTTGCACCTAATACAGAATCAGTTACCAATAAGGCTTCGTTTTGCTCTGTGTAAGCGGCTAATGTTGATACGTCAAATGCCATTGTTATTAATTTTTATTTGTTTAAAATTGCGTTTCTATATTTTTCTAATCTTTGTTCCTTAATGCCCTTTGTGTTTACAAACTCATTAAAGCTATTTGGTTTTTTAATAGGGTCTTCACTTGGCGTATTTGAAAGTGCTTCAATTAATTCAGCTACTTGTGCAAATCCTTGCTTAACCTTATTCTCTAAATCCAAAACTTTTGCGTCAGATACATTTTTAGCATCAATCAATTCAGCAATCTTTGCCTCAAATTGTTCAGCCATTTCCTGCATCTTTTTATCTTTGTAATCTGCTCCTGCCTCAACTTCTGTGTCAACTTCTGGACTTGCTTCCACTACTTTAGTTTCGATTTCGGTAATTTTTCCGTTCTCATCTAAGGTAATTTCTGTGCCGTCCATTAATTCATGACCTCCTGCTGGTGCTGGTTGCCCTTCAATAGTTACTAAACCGCCAACCTCTAAAGCTGAAATCTCAACCTTAGTTCCGTCCATTAAAGAATATTCTGCCATCTCAACTTTAGTTTCCTCAACCTTAGTCATATCGGCTTCATCTTCTTTAACAGGCGCAGCGTTGTCCTCAAACAAAGCCTTAATTTTTAAAATTGCTTCCTGTGCGTTCATACTTTTTTTATTATATAGTTAAAAAATAAATAGTTTATCACTTAACTTGTGATAATATTTTTTGGATTGCATCTACCATAGACGCAACCTTGTTTACTTCCTTCGGTTTATAGGTAAATAAACCCTCTACGCTGAATCCCATTATTTGTCCGCTTTTAACCTTAGCCCACGCCTCGTCATTATCCACGATCATAGACCCAAACCAACTGCCAACAGGCGCATCTTCAAAGCCTTTCATTGGCATAATGCCACGAGAAGGATCAGATATAAAACTTTCAAATAAAGTAACCCCCTCAAATTGTTGCTTAGAATCGTGCATTAAATTAACATTGCTTTGGAAGCCTTTTTTAAAAAACTTCTGTACAATCTTAAGAATAGTGTCCGAACTAAAAGCAACATAGTAATCCCCATAAGTAGCATCGCTGCGGAAAATAGGCGTATCAGCCAACATAATAGCACCCGAAATAATACGGCGATCTTCATTTGTTACCTCAAATTTTTGGGTTTTATTAAATGCGTTCCAATTCTTTTGTATTGCAGGACGATCAACTAATGCAATGAAATCAACTTGTGAATCATCTTCTATGCTATCTGTAATGTCCAACATATAAATAGGTATCTCTGTATTCATATCTTTAAATAGTTTATTTGTGAATATTTATCGTTTAACTAAATCTTGCTCTTTGTCTTATGGCTGCCATTCTTTGTTGATTGCCTGTAACATCTGTCTCAATAACGTATGCCCTTACCGCCTGATTGCCTAAATCATTAATTGATTGTCTGCTTATATTTGTTGTTTGTGCAGCAGGTAATTGTGGAATGATAGGTGCTTGCGCTGTGGCTGCACTACCCCCTTGAATACCTCCTCCGCCTCCGCCTCCTGATTTAAATTTAGAAATAGACGCAGCAGCAATAGTAGCAATAGATGCAGCAGCACCAAGTTTTAATGTAGCTATCTTTTTTGCACCAATAACAGCAGCTGTAACAAATGCTGGATTAACTAAAGCTGGTGGTAAAATTGCTGGAATAGCAAGAGTATTAGCATTTACTTGAGTAATAGCACCAGCAGTTGTACTTATAATACGACCTATTTCTAATGCTTTCGATATTGCAAAAATTACATTTGCTAATTTTTCGTTTTCCCCTGCTAATGAACTTAATAAACCTAAACCTGATTGCGCTATTTGATATTTTGCTTCTTGTAATTCTTCATCTGCTTTTAATTCTTCTTCTCTTTGTTGTTTTTTACTATCTGCTATTTCTTTGTCAAGATTCCTTTCTAAATTTGCATATTTAGTAATGATTTCAAATCTTGAACTTTGATCTAAATCTAAGTCTGATAACTCTATTTCTTTCTGTTCTTTTAAATATTCTCTTTTGTTTTCTGTTCTTATTTGATCTGCCGCAAAGTCATTTTCTAAAAGTTCATTTTCTCTATCTATTAATTGTATTTTATCTTGTAACTCACTTACTCTTAATTCTCTTTGATCTTCTAATAACTTTTTATTTTTTTCTTTTGTAATTTTTGCTTCTTCATCTAATTTCTGATTTAATGCTACTTTTATTTCAGCATCTGCCTTGTCGTTTAATGCCTTAATTAATGCAGTTTTTGTTTCTGCTTTTAATTTCTCATTCTTTTTTACATCTTCAATTTCAGCAACTAATGCATTTTCTATTGCTTTTTTCTTAGCTTCAAATTCATCTTTGATACCTAATACCTCAACGTCATTTTTAAGGTCTATTATTTTTTTTGCTGCATCTAACTCTGCAGCTTCTCTTTCTTTTGCTGCTTGCTTTTCTTTATCTGCTCTATCCTTATCCTTTTGTTTTTTATCAGCTAATACTTTTGCGTCAAAATTTGCTTTTGCAGCTACACCATCTGCATTAATTTTATTAACTTCTTCTTGTGCTTCCTCTGCACCTTTTTTATCTGCATCTTTTACAGCATTCCAATATCTAACTTGTGATTCACCTTTTTGCCTTCTATATCCTTGTTCAATATCAAATATTTCTTTTTCACTTGCACCTTTAGCTTTTGCTTTAGCTACATCTATTTTTTCTTGATTACTTAAAAAATCAAGTTCTGCTTTTAATGCACCCTTTGCTGATTCAGCTATTTTATTGTTTAGATTTTGTTGTGCTTCTGCTGCTCTATCTGCACTATTTTTATAGTTTTGAAATGCCGCAACTGCTTCTCCTAATGCAATAACAAGTACACCAATACCTGTTGAAACAATGGCTGTTTTTAAAACTTTAAAAGAAACAGATGTAGCCTCAGCAGATACACCCAGCAACCTCATTGATGCTGCTGTTGCTTTATTAGCTATGTCATTTGCTTTTTGAAATACAGTTGTATTTGAAATAACCGCACCTAAGTTTTTAAAACTATCTACTGCCTCTCCAACAGATTGCAAGCCCTGTGAAATAGCCATTGCAGATTGAACCTTTAAAAGCATTTTTTGAACGTCCTCTGATTCGCCACCTAATAAACCCATCGCACCTTGCACCGCAGCAAATCCACCTGCAACTCCTGATAAGGATGCGGTAACTGCTTTAAACTTTGCATCTGGATTAAAGGCTTCCGTCATTGCCTTTGCATCGCCAATCCTATCTTTTAATTCCCCTGCTCTTTTTGCTGCCTCAATAGCTTCCTTAGATGCAACACCAAACTTATCCGCCAACGATGCCACTTCCGCTTGCGCTTCCCTTAATTGTGATTTAAGTGATCCGATTGATTTGCCTGCCTGATCTGTATTTACATTTACAATTAAATCTGTTGTAGTCTGTGCCATTATAAAAAATATTTTGTTTCAATAACCTTTAATAAACTAATTTTTGTTGTCTTGTATTCCATTGGGTTAAACCCATCTACTTTATTCAGCCTGAATAATATTCCATCAATCCAATAAAACTTACTAAAGTCTAAGTTCATAATGTCAACAGTATCTAATAAAGCTGAACAAGTTAATAACTTTGAATCCTTGCTTGTAATTTCTGCAATGTATTCACTATGGTAGGCATTAAATATATTAGTTGTAGGATAAGTTGTAGCATTGAATTGTATCTCAAAAGGTACGCCAAAGTTAATATCATTTGTAGGTGCAAAAGGATTATCTAAATGCCCACCATATCCATAGGTAGTAAGGGTATCAAGGACTGCTAAACTATTTAATATATTATAACTTGTTCTGCCTGTTATTTTTTTAGCTTGCATTATCCTGATAACACTATCCATTGAATTTTCTTTTGTGTTATTATCAGATACCTTGTAAATAGCAGGATATATTTTATCCGTGCCTGTCTTTTGGTATAATACACTTGGCGCAAAGATTACTTCAAGCGAATCAGTTTCTTTACTAAAATCATATTCTGTATCAAAAATTCTATCGCCATAACTTTCATTATATTTTTTCTTATAATTCTCATTATAAAAATCATTATCCTCTTTAAACTTATAATGAAAATATCTTGCGTTTAATTCACTCATTGGCTTGATACTCAAAGGCTTAGACCTGTCTATTTTATTAGACCAGTCTAAAGCAGTTGCACTTGATTCGGGATAAAAATTAATATATGGTTTTATCATTATCTTTTTATCATCCCAAGTGTCCTCATATACATATAAATTAAACATCTTTGTAATGCTTAAAAAAAAGTCTCTTTGAAATATACCCTTTGGAATTGTATCATTAACAATTAATCCATCCCCATAAGCTACATCAACAGGCACAAAAGAATCCGAGAAAAAAGAAACTTGCCCCTCTGTTATCGTAACAGGTGGGTCATCTCTATTAGGTGCTGTGTTGGTAAACCTAAAACTTATTGCGTCATTTGTTACAATTAGTATTTCAAATTCGCCATCCTCACCAACTCCATCTGCAAAACTTGATTCATAAACGCTTACGCCATTTTTTAATATATTAAAAACTCCGCTTGTTGAATCCCCTGAAAATGAATAAATCATCTTTAAGGTAATAGAAGTTGCGCCTGTATAAGTGAATACGCTATTTGAAGACGTTGCAACTAATCCTGATCCTGTTACTGTTGTAAATCTATATAGGCTTGTTCCTGTAATTATTTGTTCTGTTGTTCTTGTAGCTACAGGAAAATTGCTTGTAGTCTTTGTTAAGCTCTTTTGATTGTGTGGAATGATAAGCCTATTAAATAGTTCCTGATCCCCTGCTAATAAATCTAATGTATAAGTGTAATCAGTTCCTGCAAATATCTTTTCTAAATACTCCGCTACATATAAAGCAGGACGAAATGACTTTACTTGAAAGTTAACTTTGTCCGTGCTAACATTTCCGTAATCAATCAATGGATAAAAGTAACCTGATCCTGCAACGCTATCCCAACTTGCTTTTATATTAGTTACATCGTAGATGTGATTGTATGCGCTAAAATCTAAGTCTGATAATCTCTTGTTTCCTAATGCAGTTATAAATCCACCCAACTCCCCAAACACAGAGCATTGATATTCAATGGTTTTATTATCAATTACAATCTCTAATATCCTTAAAGTCCCTTTAAATATTTGAATTTTATCAATAAATATTTTACAATTAGCTTGTTTTGAAGCGTTAAAATTGTAGTTAACATTCGGTAAATTATCATCTGTATCATTCGCATTCCCTAAATCAAATATAAAGCCAAATATTTTATTGTTTGTAGCCGTACCTGTTATGGATATTGTTTTACTATATGAAGTGTTCTTACTACCGAAGTCGGTAATATCATCAATCGTGTATGTAAACTCGGTACTAATATCCTGTACTAAATCAAGTCTATAATCTTCAATGTATATTTCTGTACTAATCATTATCTAAATTGACTATTTGTGTATTTGCCTACCTCGATTCCAATTTCAAAATTAAATAGCTTATCGCTTACCTCTAATTTATATTCGTAGTTTGTATCAGCTATCGTTACAGGGAAATAAGCACCTTGCACTTCCATATAACAAATGCTACTCGCTACTAATTGCGCAAGCCATTCGTAATCCTGTTGGCTTACCCAATCACTTATTAGCTTGTACTTATCTGTATGCTGAATAGCATAGTTTAAAGTAGTTTCATTGTACTTATTATAGACGTCATTGTTAGTCATTTGATTGCCTGTTAGCTGCCAATCATTGCGTCTGTATGATGCCCTTTTAAACTCGCTTGACCTTTTATTAACCAAAGCAAATTTCATAGTATCCCAACCGCCTAATCTATTCAGGAAGTGCAAATTGTATTGCTTAAACTT